TGCATTGGAAGTATTTTCCTCGGTATAGACACCAGGCTTACGGATCGAACTCGGTATCGTTGTAAAAGTTATGTCGGGACTTGACATTTTAATCTCCTTTATTTATGTTCATAACGTTATTTATCTTAGAAGTAATTTGAGACTCCTGTAACTCCAGACCATCCTGTTAAACCTATTACATCTTCGAGTTCAGGTCCTGATATACCTTGTAATCCTGTGTCACCTCTTGGCTCTAAATAGTACTGAGTCAGTAAACTGTTTAATATCCCTAAATCATCCTCAGTATTATCTTTTTTAAAATTATAAGAGCAAGTTATTATTAACTGATATATTGTGTAGCCAGCTCCTGCATATGCCGCTGGTGTTATATTCCTAAGTGATACGGGCCAAGTAGGGTTTTCTAAAGGTAGACCAAGATACTGGAACATTAAACTTTTGACTATTTTATCCACTATGTCGAAAGTTATTTCCGCTCTTTTACCTTCTCCTGTGACCCCTGCTTTAGGAGTATTTACTACTATAAGTAGTGACACTGCTAAAACATTCTTATATACATTATGAGTAACTTTTTTAAATTGACTCGTGTTTACTGTTATATTGACCGCTGGTCGTACTAAGTTTACTGTACCGTCTTTGAGAGACTTAAAATTAATCTCCCTTATATCTATACCAGCACTTTTAAGTCTATCTAATATCCCTCTTGTTATCTGTGCTATCATATCAATATCTTTATAGCAGCATATTGTTTAGGTTGACTTGGTTCTGATTAGATGACACGTCTGCTACCATAGGATTCATAGGATAAGGTGTGAACATATTCCCGTTAGGGATAGACTTGGTCACGAATACTCTATCACTATAGTGTTTGTTAGATCTGAAAAAAACAGGCTCCTCAGATGTACCGAAAGGATTAATTTTACCCTGTTGGATCTTCTGTAGGGAGCCTAAAGCATATAAATAGTCTTCTTTGACTGCTTCAGGTAGAGTAAGAGCTAAAGATCGTTTATACAAAAAATATATCGCTAATTTAGCACTTACATCTCTTATATATATGGGGACTGTAACTAACGGTAGAGTGTATCTACCTTCCAGATGAGCGTTGATGAAATCATCTGCTCGTCTGATACAGTCATCAGTCTTCTCAGTATCTACATCGCCAGTATCATTATCATCGCTTAGTTGGATGATAGTATCTTCGGGGATATAGTTTTTTAAATCTGTCAAAGAGCTGTAACCCATTATAATTCCTTTAAAGAGAGTAAAGTAGTGTGTAGGTCATACACACTACTTTTATTTAAAATATCCTACTTAGGTCTTAAGCAGAATAAGTGTTCTTCCACAGGTAGCCTACGTCCGTGCTGACTGGAGCGATATCAATCCATTCGGATACTTCATAAATGGTTTGATGGTTCCACTCTTCACGATAGCTGATCATCCTTCTCCAACTCTGACCGTCATATGCTACACGGTACTGATAGCCTGGGGCTGTCTGTTTCATACCAGCAGAAGCAGGACGGTAGAAAAGGAACGCTGAACCTTTACCAGCCTGTGATTCCCAAACACTCGACATAGAGGTAACTGTACCTGCTTTGTTCTCTTTGGTGGTAGACTGTACAGCCTTACCAACGATAACATTATCAAGTCCAAGAAGACCAGCTATAAGCTGCTCTGTGACTACACCCGTCTGCGTATATTTGACCCTGTCGATGATCGGTTGCGTGTACTGTAGCGCAGTAAAAGTTCCATAGTCGATCATAAGAGTATTAGGCAAACGACCAGTCTGTGACAATACCTTCTGCTTAGCATTCAATACATCCTGTACGAATGTATTTGTGCTATCAAGAGCTGCCCAGAAACCTGCTCCACCGCTGGGGTTTACTCCACCTACTGCACCATCAACCCAAGAAACATTTGGATATGTATCTGAAGTACCAAAAATGGTGTTTGCTACCATTATTTCTCTTTTGAGATCGATGTTATCGGAAATCAAAAGGATTGTGTCAGTGATAGGCTGAACAGGCAAGTTGCCAGGCTGATTGGAAGCAAAAAACAACTCATCAGTAACTCTTCCACCAGCAGCGAGCTCGCGTGGATCGAGGTTCTGAGTAGTTACTTTGAGATCGATACGCTTAGCTACTGTACCTTCAGCGCGGAAATCTGCACCCGCAGTAAAAAAAGGCTGTTTAGCATATTTGACCACTTTGGTCTGATAATTTAACCCATTTATCAACGGGAAAATAGCATCGGCTATATACGATGCATTGCGGTACATAACAGATACGTTTTGTAACGCACCTCGTACCAGTATACTCTGCATTGCTGGAAAAGACATAATTAACCTCTTCTTAAAAACATTTTGTTGTTTGACAGGAGTAGCAAGACTCGCCCACTACTCCCCAAGCCACACAGGGCCATCTATATAGGACTCTACTATTAACCAAGGATACCAGTAACTGATCCATCGATGAAACGACAAGCCACAATATCGCCAGCCTGTGAAGATGGCTCAAGGAGCTTTAAACGGGCTGCGCCAGGTGTGGTTGCAAGAGTACCGCTACCTGTGTTGTATAGACCAGTCGCACCAGAGGTGCTATCATAACGAGCCATAAGTGCTGTACCTACACTGTAAGCTGCATCTACGATGACCTTAGTCACACCTTGATAAGATACCGTTGCAGGCATATTAGCAAGAGGTGAGTTCTCCAATACGCCTTCAGCGAACTCTGCATTAGATGTAGGCATACGGACTTTACCAGTAGTCGTGTCAAGGATGACAAGCTGCTGTTGGTTGTTGCTCAAGTCGGCGTTAGCAAGATACGATGCCGCCTGATAATTTAACTGATAAGACATGATATTCTCCTTTGTGATTTAACTATAAAACTATTAAATATTTCCACTGACTATAGGTTGAAATGAATCCATTAGATGCTTCTGCACAGCTTCAGGTTCTTCCTGAGATAACTTGGTAAAAGCTTCTGAATAGCTCATTTTAGCATCTGCTTTCATAAAATTCTTAATCTTCTTCTCGACATAGTTACAGTCACCGTCATCATCAGTATCTTTTTCACTATGCTCTGCCATTTTCTCACGAGTTGAGGAGTTGGTCTTAGTAACAAGTTCACTGTAATCTAATACTGAAGGTAGAGACTGTAGATACTCTTTATACTCTTCAACATAGTTGGTAATAGTATCTGTTTTCTTCTCAGCGAAGTCTGAAGCTGTCTTAAGATCCATTTCAGAACGAAGTTTGATATTAAGAGCAGTCTGCTCTACATCCCGAGGTAGCAACTTACCTGAAGCTACAAGTCCTTCAGCAAACTCTCTGAATGACTTCATAGCGTCTGACTTCTGAGCTTCATCTACAAGAGTTTGAAGTCTGTTACATTCAGCTTCAGCCTTAGCAAGCTTATCTTTCATCTCACTAAGTTCTTGAGCAAGTTCTGTGTTTTCGTCTTTGGTATCTTTGACATCCTTAACAGGGACAGCCTTAGTTTGGGGCTGAGGTGCACCTGAAATAGTCTTTTCTGATTCATCTTTTCTGCCTTCAACAGCAGGGGTAGTGGCAGGGTTGCCTGTACCAGACTGTCCAACGATTGCACCAGCATTAGTATTAACTGACTCAGCCATAGTAGCTCCTTCTTGTCGTATATCTGAAGTCCCTTGTGTAAGGACATCAGCAGCTTGTAGGTCACTCGAAGTACCCTCAGCATGATTTGTGTATTTGTTTATTTCTATTTTAAAAGTATTCATTAGTTTACGGAAAAAACCTAACTCCTGTTTCATCTCATTAACATCTTCATCTTCGAAACTGCCTTCAGCGAACTCGTATGTTAAAGCTTTCTCTTCTGAGTGGAACTTAAAAGGTCCTAAGCCTTTGACGGCAGGGACTGCACCACCTAAAAATCCTATGTGGCGTATATTTAAATCAGGATATAAAGATATCGATCTGGTCTTATACATTCCCTTTTTAAGAGCTTCCACGAAATCGGGATGTAGCTCTTTCATTTTAAGCATAAGTTTCCCGCCAGTAGACTTAGCTTTCTCGATCCAACCAACAGCCGGCGAGTTGTCTTTAGGATGACCTATAACGACAGGGGCTATGTGTCTATTAGGGTTAGACTCTGCTGTAGCACTATTATACTGCTGTGCTATCGTATCGATATCTTTTGGCTCCCATTTACGTGATATGCCATCAGCATCAGTATGAGTACCCTCTTTAAAAGCTTCTACCCAGCTACCTTCTTTTAGTTCAGTGTCATCCATTTTACTTCCTTCGTTATATAGTTCAGCGTCCCGCTCAGCCTGTAACTGACCTGTTACATCTGCTTTGATATTAGCAGGGATTTGAGTTACTGTAGCATCTTTACTAAGCTGATCCATATCTTGTACACCTAAAGCTATATTAGGTTCTAAAACATAATCAGCGTGATTGATACCTTCGGCATTATTGTTACTTATGTTACTTAAATCAGCTTTAGCTTTAGTCTCTTTTTCTTGAGTCTGTTCCATTATATTTAATCTCGTATAATAATCAGGGATCTTCTTAAGATGATCTAAAGCATATTTTTTAGCTTCTTCAGGATCTGTAGTATGCTCCATCTCGTGTTCTTGACCTAACTCTAACTCTTCAGGGTCTACTTCTGAGTCTACATAAGGGAGATTAGGATCTATCTCTCTGAAACTACCTGGATCGATACCTTCTTTTGAGAATGTATCAAAATCTATGTCATCTCCTACCATACTATCTAATAGTCTATCATTCCTGTGATGTGCTACGATAACGATTGGATCACCGTAATTACTATCAGTGATATGGTTATAATATGTACAAAACCTATTTTTAAACTCATTGAAACTCTCCCCACCCGGAACCTGTTTATCAGGATCTTCGATGTAAGGCTTCAGCTGGACTACTACATCATTACTATTCTTCCCGGTAAAATCTCCCAGATCCCATGGCCTCAAATTTGGAGTAGTTATAATAGGAGCAGACGTTGTAAATGCTATCGCTTTTGCTGTGTCGCTTGCTCTTACCAAATCACTTGAATAGATCTGTTTAATAGACTTAGTTCTCAATGACTTAGCTACTTTAACAGCTTCGTGTCTACCTTGAGTAGATAACTCTGGGTCTGACCAACCCCTGATCTCAGAGGCTTCGTTTAAGGCTGTTGTACCGTGTCTGACAAAGAACTGCTTACTCTTTAACATAGCTTCGGAAAAATGTGCACCATAAATTGAAGGGATCATCCGTTGCATCCCATACTGCGGAGCAGGTGTGGGGATTGGAGTTTGATTCCCATAAGAGATACCACCGAGATCGTGCTGTTCAGCATTCTCAAGGGTAGATGTCGTGTCAGTGTCTGGTAATGACTGTGGGTCACTTTGTGCCCCTTGCCTATCCATAACACTTACATTCTTAACTGGTACTCTTACTGATATATCTCCAGCTGTCATACCTGAGTGATCGGAAGCTGGAGATATACTTATATGAGGATGGTCTTTAGCCCAAGCTTTAACATCCTCTATACTATACTTTTTTTTATCGAACCTAACTGCCTGTAGTTCAGCCTTACCGTTCTTGATCCCGTATATGGCGTCCTTACCTTTGCCAAGCTTATCATTAACCCTTCGGAACTTATCATATTTACCAGGTGATTTGATTCTCACGCTGTGTTCGTTGGGTAAAGGCATTACACATAGCTCCAAATAGTTAGTTTGCTACATTCTATTATAGACACAGCTTACCTAAAGTGTATCAGTAAGTGGACTCTATAACAGATTATAGGAGCTGTGTCTATAATAAGTATCTACTATTTGTTGATCCAGTTCCCGGCACTTATAGGTCATTTAAGCACAGTTAAATAGATTATAAAGGCAAAAAGTGGACAACATAGGGTCTTTTTCGTGCTAAACGAGCTAAAATAGAGGTTATATGAAGAATTCGAAAAAAAAAGAATTATTCCTTGAAAGTATGGCAAAAGCCTTCAACATTACTGAAGCTTGTCTCGCCTCAGGGATAGGCAGACGGACTTATTATGGATGGTTAAATACTGATCCAAGCTTTAAAAAAGCTTGTGAAGATGTTCAAGAAAGCCTATTAGATCATGTTGAATCTAAAGTAATTAATGCTATAAATAAAGATAGTATTGAAATGATAAAGTGGTATCTGGATCATAAAGGTAAATCAAGAGGTTATGGACAGTCAGACCAGCAGACTATAACAGGTGCTATAACAGGTGCTATAGAAGTAAGTATAATCAAAAAAGTTATAGGAGGATCTCCTGATGCCCCTACAGTGGTCTAAGTCTGGAGAGCCCATAGTATTTGAGCCTACTCCTACCCAGGATAAGGTTTTTAGCGATCCACACAGGTATATAGTGTTCGCTAAGGGTAGACGCTGTGGTGGCACCTATGGTGCTGCTATGCATTGTATAGAGGCTCTTGCAGAGGGTCATAAGATCCTTTGGGTAGATACTGTCCAGGTCAACCTTACCAACTACTTCGAGCGTTATTTCCTTCCTGTCCTATCTAAAATCAAAAATGAGTTGTGGTCCTGGAATGTTCAACAGAAGAAGCTTAAGCTGTTACATGGCTATATGGATATGAGATCAGCTGAGAAACCTAAAAATATTGAAGGTTTCGGGTATGATGATATTGTAATGAATGAAGCTGGCATCATATTTAATGACGGTGAGTACTTGTGGCAGAACTGTATCCTACCTATGACCATGGATTATCATGCTAAATGTTACTTCGTGGGTACACCCAAAGGTAAGTTATCTAAATCAGGTAAAGAACATTTATACTATACTTTTTATAAAAAGGGTTTAGATCCTGTAGCTAACCCAGATTGGATATCATATAAAGCATCTTCCTACGATAATCCTATGCTTAATCCAGATGATATTAAAGCTCTTGAGTCGGAGGTGCCTGCCTTAATAAGAGAGCAAGAGATTGGCGCTGAGTTCATCGATGTTAGTCTTGATGCTATTTTTGATGAGACTTGGTTCCAAACTTGTAAGATGCCAGCCAAACCAGAGATAATACGAACTATTATAAGCTGGGACACAGCCTTCAAAGACGGTGAGACGAATGACTACTCCGTGGCTACTGTTTGGGTACAGACCGCTGAAAATTTTGTGTGTATAAGCATGTTCCACGGTAGACTTACTTTCCCTAAGCTGCTTGAAAAGACTGAGGGTTTATATAAATACTATAAACCTGATGTAGTAGTGATAGAAGATAAATCCTCTGGTCAAAGCCTTATACAGATGTTCAAACAGACTACTATGCCTGTAGTAGCATATAAAATCGATAGGGATAAGATAAGTCGCGCTACTGCTATTACTCCTCTTCTTGAGACTGGTAAAGTTAAGTTCCTCGATAAACCTTGGTTCAATGACCTACGTAATCAGTGTGTAGTTTTTCCACTTGGAGAGCATGATGATATAGTAGACTCTATGTCTATGGCCCTGCTTTATATGACACAGGGCGGACCTGCATGGGATAAAAAGCGTAATCCTATTACTAATAAGATGAATTTAAAAACCTCTACACTTAACGGATATGATGAGAGGATAGAAAAAGCTCCTAATCCAGATTCTTATGAGGATACTTCCTACTTACCTCCAGACTATCCTCAACCAGCCAGATACGTAAGCCAAAGACAGCGTGACACTATTTTACACGGATATGATTAATAAGGAGATAAAATGAGACCTCGTAACTATTTCTATGGTCGTAAGCCTACGACTACTCCGTTAGCTGATAATCAGTCTAACTTGAGTTTTTATGAGCCGGACATGCTTCTAAGCTCACAAATGACGCCTAAGCAGATGCTGCCCATGGAACTTGCTATAAGGGAAACAGCATGGTCGTATTATAGAGTCCTTGGCTACCTTCCAAATCCGTCTGAAACCTTGGTGAAGATGGGAAAAGATATCTCTGAGTACAAGTATCTCCTCGAAGATGCCCGTGTGAATGGTGTATTTAGTGCTCGCAAAAGCGGTACTACATCACAACAAGTAGTCATAGACCAGGCTGACTCTGCGGTTAGACCTTATAAGGTTATAAGGAATCTTTTTAAAAGTTGGCCTATGCAGGACATAATAGCCGAGATGCTTAATGCCGTCTGGTTTGGATATCAGCCGGTCGAAGTAGTTTGGGAGCGTGTTGGTGGATTAGTACTACCAGCTAAAGTAGAGCCTAAAGATCCAGACTGGTTCAGATTCAGTGATACCAATGAGTTAAGGTATCTAACTAAAAGGAATATGGTAACTGGAGAACCTGTCCCTAAATATAAATTTCTATTACCTCGTTATCGTGGATCTTATGAGCGTCCGTATGGTAGGCCTCTTGCTGCTTCTTGCTACTGGCCCTGTAAATTCAGACATTCTGGATTCAGGTTTTTTACCCTCTTCGTGGAAAAGTTTGGTCAGCCCTGGATCAAAGCTTCGTATCCTTTAGGGACTACTCAATCACAGCGTATCCAAGAGATGATCAGCACCCTGAATATGGGTACACAAGATAATATTATAGCTTGGCCCACAGAGTATAATGTGGAAGCCATTGATATTAATAAGACTGCATCAGCTGATGTTTTTAAATCGTTTATAGAGCTCGCTAATGAAGAGATAACGATTAGTGTTTTAGGCCAGAATCTTACCACGTCTATAAAAGATAAAGGGTCTTTTGCTGCCAGTAAAACACACCAAGAGGTTAAACAGGCGTTAGTAGACGAAGACTGCCACATGATAGAGAGAGCTCTAAACACCCTTATAAGCTGGGTATTTGAACTTAACTGGGGTGCAGATGCTCCTAAACCTGAGTTAAAACTTGTCGGTGACCAGACTCCTACTGCTGATGATGGTCAACTTGCTGTGTCCTTGTATCAAGCTGGAGCTCGTTTTACTAAGAAATATTTTGAGAACCACTTCCATTTACTTGAAGATGAATTTGACCTTATGCAGCCACAGATCCTTGGATCTGATGGTCAGCCTGTAGCTGGAGCGATGTTGTCTGATAAACCTGCTCCAGGTCCTGGTGGAGACTCTACTCCTGGACTTACTGCAGCTACGCATGAGTCTACAGACCCGGCAGAGGACAATAAAACTATAGATAGTACCAAAGCGGCGTTCCACAATTTAGACAGGAGATAACTTCATGTCTTTAAGTCCTTATCAGTCACTGCCTTTGTCCAAATGTACCTTCCACTCGATATGTTTCACTGTGGACTCTGATTCTAATTTAAGAGTACTAACGTTGGAGGATAGAGACAAAGGGGAGCTCGTAAAAGGGATGTCAGCTCTTGAGCTACTGGATAAAAGTCTTAAATATAATAATCACTTAGAATCTTTAGCAAACTTCATGAATATACAAACTAACTCGGAGGCGGTACAAAATGGAGTCTGGACCAAAGCAGGAGTTAAATCATCTGGAGACACTGGAAGTCAAAGATATTGTTAATGAGATGAAATCAGATTATTGTAAAAAAGTATGTGCAAATATATTTGTAAATCATGACCAATTAAATAATGTACTGTATATAATAGGCGCAGTATTTGTAGGAGCGAGTATTTTAGCCATAGGATGGGGTTTTACACAGAGTAATGCTACAGCTGCTATACAGGTTAAAACTGAGGTTAATACAGCCGAGATGGCCAGGTTTAAAACTCAATTAGATGATCTTCAAACTACCAAAAATAACACTGACTCCATTTGGGCTACAGTTAAAACTCTGAGAGCGTCTGGTAAATAATATGATAGAAATAAAAATAGACTCTCATGAAATCATAGATGAGTGCGATGATCTTATAGAAGCATTAGAAAATCTCCCGTTAGATCAGATTGGAGGGTTAATGCTGGAAGATGTTAAATCCAAAACTCCAGTACGTACTGGGTTCCTGAGAGACAACAATTATTTTTATATAGATGGGTCGGATGTGGTAGTCACTAACTCCGCTGATTATGCTGAGTTTGTTAATGACGGTACCAGATATATGGACGCTGAAGAGTTTATGGATGCTGAAGAGTCTACAGAAACCGAAATAGAGGATCTTTTAGTCAGACATTTAGGAGATTAGTGTGATGTATAGAGAGATATGTACTACAATTAAAAATAACCAGATAGAGTTCTCCGAGATCTCCGAGTAAGGGATCCGGTTCCAGGCCAAAACGGACACAACAGAATGATAAAACTATTTACTGAGCCTTTACAGGGGCCTACAGGCAAGTACAGCAACATGCGCGTGCTGTGTGCTATTACTGTCCTATCTATACTTTTTGTATTTTTGGGGTCTAATATACTTAATTGGATCCATCACATCTATACCATAACAGACCTGTCGTGGTCTCTCGTGTCCCTATTAGCAGCCTGCCTTGGACTTAAACTCGCTCAGCACATCAGCGAAACTGGGGGATCAGACGCTGGATCTACAGATCCTGGAGATCCTAAATCTGCTATAATTTGATCTTCCTATTTAGAAGCAAAAAAACCTTATAATAGGATTTGATTATAATATACTTTTATTTATTTAATCTGTGTTTAAGTTAGTGGTCTAAAAAGTTTATGTTACAAGTTTTCACAATAACTCTTTAATAATTTTTTCACATTATCACAATAACTGATCAACTTAAACAGGTTAAATAAATAAAAGTATATAAAACTGGAACATTATCACAATAACTGATCAAGTTCAATATACTTTTATTTATTTAATCTGTGTTTAAGTTGAGTAGTTATTGTGATAATGTGAAAATTCCGTTTTGCCATAATATACTATTTTAGAACAAAACAATATACTTTTTACAAACGCTGGCATATCCAACCTATTCCAATACCAATCACTTTTGCACCTTTTCTAATATACTTTTTTTTGATTAGTATTGATTAGTCTACAACTTGTCTATTTCGTTTTGTATTTTGCAATCACCTTATATATCAATTACTTACAATTATTTCAAGGAGATCATTGGTTAGAAGGGGGACTCTCTCAGCGTTTGTAAAAAGTATATTGTTTTATTCTAAAATAGTATATTAACAAATGAGTGATACTAATCGTAGACTAATCAATACTAATCGTTTCTCGGTGTCTTACAATTAAAGATTGTCAAAATATAACTTCTAAAATTGCCTGCCATAACACTATATTATACTGCACTCTTGTCTACTTGTCTACTTGTTATATAAGTTATTTGTATCTTTTTTCATTTAGTGTAATAACCTATTAATATCTTTTCCATTACATAACGGTACTGATTAACTATATAAAGGAGAAAACGAATGTCAACTTACACGCCCTACGAGTTCCAGGATAAAGAAACATTTCATTCAGAGCCACTTACCACCTCACACGGGCAAGCCCTTGAGAAAGCCCTTGTGGATTACTATAAGCAAGAGTGGAGAGCTATTCCGTGTCGGCTTGAAATTAATATTAAGTTGTATGGGGACTCCAAGAAGCATGTAGACTTTGGCTTGTGCGACGATGGTACATACAAGAAGTGGTCACATGCTATTACTCACCTTGATCCCCAAATGGACTCTCTACGTACATTTCGTGCCGCTAACGCAGGGCTTCCCGCCAACGCTATTGCGATACTAACGGGAAAAGAAAGCAATCTGTTTGTAATTGATAAAGACAGCCCGCTTGATTTAGCCAATAAATATCTGGCTGACGCTGCGGTAAATGTCTACAACGACATATACACAGTAGTAAGCGGATCTGGCGGCGAACATTACTATTTCCGTTATGATTCACGATTGGATGGGATACCCACGACCACAGCAAAGTTCTTTGGCAAGGACTCACCTATAGATTTTCGCTCAAATGGTGGGCTGATATATGCTCCCCCATCCCGTGTTTATAATCATGACACTGATAGCTATTCATCTTACAAGATCTACACTGACCCTGATTCCCCAGGCAAGACTTACAGGATAGATTACACTATTCCAGAAACTCTTGTGCAAATGATCCTGAAACGCCACTCCGACAAGGGCAACAACGAGAAGGTTAACCTTGCCACATGTACCAAGACTCTGTCAACTTTAACGGTGAAGCAATCTGAATGGCTTGTTAAGGATCGTCAAGCCGCAATAGATGCTCCAAAGGGTACGCGCTCTGAGGCCTGCTATAAACTGATGTGTACTTGTCTCTCATTGAAACTGGACAAGGACGCGATACGCCTAAAATGTGAAGGCATCAGTAAGTTTGCCGAAAAACCTGGATATTTTGAAACGGTATATGAGGCAGCAGCAAAAAATGTTGATGTGTCAAAGTACGACTATATGCCCAAACGGTATTCGATAGGAACCGATGGTAAGCAGATCGTGGATAAGCCAAAAGATGTGGACTTCACAAAAATTGAGGATCTTGCAAAACGACTTCTTTCGAGGGACAGGGTACTACCAAAAATGACGTGGATAGTTCCCAATTTCTTGGCTAAGGATATGGAATTGGCATTTATGGGGCCTGCTGGCATTGGAAAAACTTTATGCGCTCTTGATCTTTGCAAAAGTCTGTGTACCGCGAATAAAATTTTTGACTGTATTTCTGTGGATCACACAAGCAAAGTACTCTATTTCCAATTCGAGCTAAATCAATCCGTCTTCTATGAGCAGTACATCAAGAAATTGAATCTGGACAAAGTGGCAAATTTTGACTATCTTTGCAAAGACACATTAGCACCCGAAGATGGTGTAACATTGACGTTAGACGCAACCAACCAGGCCGGGAGACTGCTGATAGAGAAACTTATCTGCAATACAAACGCTGATTTCGTTGTCATAGACAGCCTAAAACACTGTTTTTGCGGAGACCTCAATAAATCCGAGGTAATGTCAGAGTTGATGATGTGGATAAAAGGCCTGGCCTCAAGACATCACAAAGCAATTCTGGTCATACACCATCCGCGAAAGAGGTCTATGCTCAAAAATGGTGAGATCCCCGGAGATTATGCCTTAGATGATATGGCAGGGTCTGGCACTATAGGTAGCACGGTTGATTTTGCCTTTGGAATAAACGAGGTATATGATGATACGACTGGAAAACGGATTGAAAAATGTGGAAATATCCGCATTATTAAGGCCGGTTCTGTCGGCGAAACTCTGTTAAAAGGCTCAAAATACACAATTGTAAACACTACCAGCTCCAAAGGCGAAGACAAAGTGCATCTTAAATTCAGTTTTGAATTAGGAGTTGAGTTGGAGCCCGATTCTGTTAAATACAAGATTATTGCAAAGTTATTCCACAATCCAAAATGGTCATCTGGTGCATTATACGGTGCCATGGGTATTAATGCCCAAATTTCGCGTGCGTCGTATTACAAAGCGCTTACTGAGCTGTCAGAAAAAGGATTGATATTACGATTTGGGAAAACAAAAAATCAATTGTTAATGATCTCAGAATCCGGCAAAGAGTTTTACAATAGAACAAACGTAGAAATTAAAGAGGAGATACTGCCTATGGGCGATGAAGCAGAAACAGAGATAGGAAAGAAAAGAAGATATTTGTTTTTGTATCACATGTTTACAGTCATAGAAACCCGTGATGGGAATTTTACTGTCAATCCCTGTAGATGGCTGGTGCCTGATTTTGAGGACGTTTACAATGAGCAAATCAAAGTATATGGTTTAGAACCTGACTTCAAGGCGGATTTAGATGCAATGGTAGACAATGAATACATAGACGTATGCCTAAGTGAAAATAATGAGCAACAGCTACGGCTCATGCTCAAAGGCAAATTAGCTGTTGAGCAACTTTTCCCTGAGTATTTTAAGCAAGTTGCAGAGGTTTAAAATGATAACAATTAGAGATATAGATTGTTGGCCCAGCAGAGGAGCTGCTAAATTGCTGGGGATAGGTCGCAATACGATGCTGAAAAAGCTTCGTGAACGAGGCATATTATCTTCAGACAACCTGCCAACCAAACCAGAGTACAAAGACTATTTCATTGTGGACAGGACGCACAAGCACGGGTTTCCAGTCGTGATTACATATATCACTGTTGCTGGACTTGATTTTTTGAAAGAAGAACTTAAGGATGTTCCTAGAAAACCAGAAAAGCCATACAAAGACCAGATATTGAGTGAAGAATTAATAGCAATCTTAAACAATTAACATAAAGTAGTCCTAAAATGTCAATCAGAACAGTCCCATCGCCGTCCACGATCACCCACATGGAAATCACCTCCAATGTCGTTGGTGGAGGTGTCAGGTATCGTGATTATCAGGTAGTGTATGAAAACGGGCTAACGCTCTATGTCGAGGATTATAGCGAACCACAATGGCGACATATTTGGGATTTTCTCAAGAACCAGCCCGGAACGATTAAATGCAAACGCAATTGTTTCGGCAATTTGGTAGTAATCTAACAAACAAATGGAGAATACAAATGCCTAAAGAAGCAATAAAAAGAGTCACCTGGCGGAGTTAAGACTCGGGTGTCAGGTAATCGGGCTCTATAACTGGTCGGGTCCGTATAAAGTTGAAAGACTTTATTTATGAGTTGAAAGACTCTTTGAAAATCTAGATTTCGACAGATTTTCTAAACCAGGCCTCAGGATCGATTATTACTGGAAACCATGATAACTTAGAAATATACACAGATCTGAGTAAAATATATAAATCTCTTAGACTCTATAGATATCCAACCACTGTTGGACATTTAAACAGGATATACCTCCCATTAACTGATAGAGACTCATACTCTGAGTCCAGTTATACATTTTATATTTACCTGGATGAAAATCTGTATAAAATCGATAATGATATTCAGATTTGATATCTTCCTCCTCTCATTGATCTAAATTTCAAACTATAGTCTAATAGACTCCAACTGTAATTCTAATAGACTCCAACTGTAATTCTAATAGACTCCAACTGTAATTCTAATAGACTCCAACTGTAATTCTAATAGACTCCAACTGTAATTCTAA